AGCGACAACTCCTACTTACGCAAAAGAAGGAGATGCAGGAATGGATCTTACTGCTACTTCAGTTAAAGAAACTGATATGTATGTAGAGTATGGTACTGGACTCGCCTTTGAACTTCCTGAAGGTTTCGTAGGTCTACTTTTTCAAAGATCTAGTGTATCAAAATATCATTTATCACTTGCTAATGCTGTAGGTGTTTTAGATAGTGGATATCGCGGAGAGGTTTCTTTCCGTTTTAAAAAGACAAGTGGATATCCATACGCTAATCAAGTGATCTATAACGTCGGAGATAAGATTGGTCAAATTATGATCATTCCTTACCCTAAGGTTGAATTCACTGTAACCGAGCAACTGCTTGATTCTCAGCGTGGAACTGGCGGATATGGAAGCTCAGGAGTTTAAATGGAATTCTTACTTTTTTGGACGGCTCAGGCGATTCTAAAATTAACTGAGCTGTTCAGATCTGAAGGTCTTACGGTTTATATTAAAGAGCCTGATTTGTGTATCTACACTAAGATTAGACTACATGCTCCTATCTTATATTTTGAGGAAAACACTAACCTAAGTACGTTATCTGAGAAACACCTGTTTATAGGAGCTTCTTTTGATACTTGTGCGAATTATAATCAAGGCGACTATTTCCACTCCTTTAATTTCAAGGTGTTAGGATTTGGACTGTCTTTTGTTAAACAGACAGGATACTAATCTTTAATATATGGCTTTAACATCTGATCAACGTATTGAGATTTCAAAGAAGATAGTTTCCATTCCATTGGAGAATGCTTCAGCATTGGATTCTAAGTCTAAACTGCAAGAGTTGAAAGTTAAAACTCAAAGTCAAGACGACGCTAATAAATCCTTCTCGGACGCTAAAACAGTCTTCATTAATGGATATCAAAATGAAGTCAAAAGGATAGACGGAAATGATAGGACAGAAATTACGGAACAAGATTTTAACGACTCTGCTGTTAATAAAGTTGGAAATTTCTTCTTTCCTAATCAGCAAAGCGTTCCTACTCCAAGTCTTACCGATGGAGTATGGAAGCAGTTCGTACCTTTCGCTAAAACTAAGGTTGTTGGTAAATTTTACAATGAAGCTTATCAGACTATTCAAAAAGAAGGCGACATAATAGCTTTGATTCAAGGCTATAATACATCCATGGACGCTTTTACTGGTATTCAAAGAACAACAGGTCAGAGCTGTACAGTCGGTGCTCCACCTCCAGACGTGATCGCTAATGACCCTACGATTCAAGCATTGTCTACTAATATCATTACTCAAGTAAATAACTGGAAAGTATTCCTTACGGCTTCTATACCTTTCGTAGTAACTACAGATCCAGACGTGGTTAAACAGGCTCAAAACAATGTATCGATTGCAGATATTAATAGTTCCATTGCTATTATAGATGCGTGGCTTGCGACAGCAACTTTTAGTACGGGGCATGGTCAAACTACTTGTGCTGGATTTAATGCTTATAATCCATTCTTATTGCCGATAGCTAAATATCGAACAGACGCATTTAATACACTTAAAAATGAAATTACAGCTCGTTTAGCTTTTATTACAGCTAGAATTACAGAAGTAAATACAAATTTAGGATCTATCACTCAAAACAATACAGACGGAAGTATCACAGCTCTTTCTGGTTTATATGGTGAAAGATTTCCTTTTATTAATTTACGTCTGAATCTTATGTCAGGATCTCTTAAGAAGCTGGAAGGACTTAAACTAGGTCAAAGAGCACAGGACGAATCTGTAAATTTCAACACACTTGCATTGGCAGCTTATGGTGCAATTATGTTTACAACTACGCTTGCAGCACCATCCACAGGTGGAGATAAGATTCATCTTAAAGACGCTTCTGGGTTGAGTGTAGGTAATTCTATTTATATAGTAGCAAATGAACAGCAAGAAATAGCTCTGACAATATTAGCTAAGTCTGGTAATATGATACAGGTAAATCAGGAAATTTCTCAGAAATACAGAACGGATAATCTTTCTAGAGTTTATAAGATTCTTTAAGTCGATTTCAATAGCTCAGATATTTTTCTAATATATGTCATTTTCTTACGCGACAGCTCCATCATCAATTCATCAGTATCGCCAAGACCAAACGACTGGTTGTCAATAATATCGCTTTCTATTAATTTAATCTCTTCTAACATTGGAACAAGTAAGTCCGATAAGCTTTTTCTAATCTGACCTTCTGTCATGTCGGTATAGTAGCCTCTCGCCATCCAGCTTAAAATAATTTGATCTAAGGATTTTTCAAGTTCGTTATTTAACACGAGACTTCCTGTTTCTGCAAGACTGTTTAAATTCACTTATGTAATAGTTAAAATGCCGTATAGCACAGATTTCTCCAAACTCATTAGGGTGCATAATACTGGCAGGACATCCGTCTTCTAAATATCCTTTCTTAGTCCAAACACCTATCTTAAATAAAAACTCTTCCAGCTTACCTACTAATCCAGACGTAGGTTCTGAATGATTTAAGTAGCATACACAATGTCCCATTTCATGCAGCATGGTAAAATATTGACTAGTTGGAGTAGCTGTTTTCCAGTATTTCCTATCGATTGTAATTGTGTGGTTGAAAGTTATGCTTAAACTACATCTACCAATAGTGTTCCCGTCTTCTGGTGTTTTTGAAAAATCTACAAAACCTATTGAAAGTCTTTTAGATTCTTCACGATATTCTGGTAGAAGAAAACCGAAGTCCTTCACATGGTCTTTAAACTCAGGATCAACGCCTCTAACGTCGCTAGCACAAGATACATTGCTAAAAAATAATATTAAGATCAGTAAGTTTTTGATAAATATCTTCTTTGTTAATTTCATCTTTTAATATCCTTAAATACATTATGCCATTAATCCTACAAAATACAAGCTTATTTAAATCCCTAGACTCAGATATATCAAAAATAACTTTTAATTCTTTACAATATCCGTCGTATCTAACTTCGCCCATCGTTGCGGCTTTATTGTTTTCAACTAGATCCCTATTGAACTGAAATCCTGTAATGTCGTTAAGTATTTTACGAACCTTAATGATTTCAGGCGTGTCCAGCTTTTGTACACATTCAGTACATCTATCACCTGATTTAAAGGAGTTGTACGATAGTAGTATTTTATGACCTTGACTACATTTTAAGACCAGCTTGCTATCTAAATTGATAACTTTTTTAGTGACAAGTGTGTAATTCTGGCTACTTATAGCTGATTTGATCTTTTCTAGATCCACAATCTGACCCTTAGCTCCTCTTGTACATTCCTTACATCGAACACCCTTTTTAAACTCGAACAGGCTGATCAAGCTTTGATGACCTTCAGAGCAGGAAACCTCTAGAACGTCTTGACTATTAGAATATTCTTTAGACTGTAGAGAGTATCCTTCTTTGGCAAAAAGATCCTGCACTTTATCTATAGTGAACTTTTTAAGGTCTTTCTTATTTTCAACAGCACAAACGGAACATCGTTTACCTTGTTTGAAGTCTAGATAAGCCATTTTAAACGTATGTCCTTCTGGACACTTAAACTCAAGCTTAGTCCTGACATTACCGTAATTCTTACTTAAGATCTCGTAATTAAAGGATTTTACAAAATCATTAACAGTATCGGTTTTGATCTTCTTGGTTTTACGCTCTTTACTGACGTCGGCTTTTACGCTCTTACGTTTCATCAAAACCTTTTGATTTCAGTAGTTTATGGGTTTTTCGATCGTAGTCGTTAATTGTTTTATGGCTTTGGTTTGGCTTAGCTATAGGAATCCTAATTTTAGGAAACTTAGCGGAAGTTATTAATTTTGCTAGCTTTTTTCTCTTACGTCTTTTTTCGGCTTTTGAATTCATATTTCCACCTAAAATCGTAATCTTTATTATATCTCTTCCGAATTATACCACACTTAAAAAAACTAATCAATCATCTTTTCAGTTTAATACAGGACCGCATGGCTTTTACGAATAAAATACCTCCTCCACTAGATAAGCTAACTAGATCTGCTATCGATAAGGCACTTGGAGTTACTGCACCTAAGAAATTACCTTGGGATGGAATGGAAGATGATGTTTTCTTTCCTAAAGTAGAGATTGACGGTGAGAAGTGGAATCAATTATATCCGTACAGACTTGTCGTATGGGATGTCAAAACAAACTCAATAGTAGGTGGAATAGGAACTGCTGGTCCAGCGTTGCTAGGGACTTCAAATAATGGAATAGAGTTTACATTAACTCATCACCCTATGGATTCGTCTTGGATTTATAATTTTCCAATAACTCCTCAATCTATATCGTTTACAGATCAATTCGCTATAAACACTACAGCTACTATGCGCGGTATCGTAGAAGAACATAACGGTATTAAATTTAAAAATATTACTATGTCAGGTACTACTGGTATCTTTCCTAATAAACCAACTGAAGGTGGAATTCCTAAACAGGCTGGTATTTTAGGCGGTTTCGGAGCGGCTACTGAAGAGTCTTTTAATAAACTCAAAAGACAAGCTGGAAAATTAGCAAAAGCTTTTACCAATGGCGGAAACACTAGCTTAGCTAAAAAACCAGTAGAAGAGCAGTTGAAATCTACAGGATATTATCAAGCTCAACTTTTAGGTCAGTTTCTTGAAAGATATGCAATGGCTAAAAAAGACCCTGCTAATAAAAGCTGGAGACTTGTCTTAGACATACCTAAAGATAGTCAATCTTTCGTAGTAACTCCTGTTGGGTTCTCTTTACAGAAAAGTCAACAAGCTCCTATGGAGCATATGTGGAATCTTCAATTAAAAGCTTGGAAGCGTATTGATCTTAATGATCACCAATCTCCTGCAGCACAAGCGATAGCTACGATAAGTCCATCTCTTCTTTCGAGAATTAATAACACTCTTAGAGAAACACGTAGAACGCTTAGCGCATCTACTAATCTGGTTAAGTCTGTAAGGGCTGATTTCCAAGCTCCTCTTAACTCATTACGTCAAGCCGCCCTAGCGGTTAAAGATCTTGGCGGATTTGCTTTTACAGTGATAGATCTTCCTCAGAATATTATTAATGATTATAAATACTCTATTAATGATTCTTTATTTATTGCTCGTAATTCATTTAAAAGAGGTCCAGACGGCGGCGGTGTAGGAACTAGTTCTACAGGAGTGTCAGCTCCTAATCTTAAACAACAATCACTTCAGAGTAAAGCTGGTTCAGCAATCAATTCAATTACAGCTTCTTTTAGTAGTAACGAAGGTATTTCAGGAACTTTCGTAGCTCAAGGTAGTTTAGGTGCTAATGCAGCACATGATCAAGATTTAAATCCAGTAAATGATGTATTTGAAAATTCAGATTCTAATTTTGATTTATTTGACGGACTGGATTTAACTGATTTAAAACTTACGCCTCAACAGCAGCAGGTAGTAGACGATCAAATTTTAGAAGCGTCATTAACTACAGTGGATGATCTTAATAAAATCAAACAAGATATGTTGGATCTTGCATTAGACATATCTAATAATTTCGGTACAGGTTCTGAAGTGTATTCTCAAATGTACAATCGTCCAACTCCTCAGGAGCGCATCACTCCTATGAGTTTGGAAGAGTATGAAATTCTAACTTCACTATATGAAGCTATTCAAGCTCTTGATATGTTAACGGCTACAAGACAGCTTGACGATGTTAAAGCTCAAAGTCCTTTAGAATATGTAGGTGGATTAGCCGATCAGGCTGGAGTTCCATTCAGTACATATACTTCTAAATATTTAGTACCTGTTCCTTTTGGACTTAATATTGAGCAAATTGCAGCTAGATATATGAAAGACCCAGATAAATGGATTGAAATAGTAACTGTTAATAACCTAAGATCCCCATATATTGATGAGGAAGGGTTTACTTACAATTTACTATCTAACGCATCAGGTCGTCAATTTAACGTTAACGATAGTCAAAACAAGCTTTTTATAGGTCAAAGAATACTTTTAAGAAGTAGCTCTGTAATAGCTTTTTCCAGAAAGATTATAAATGTTGAAAAGATCTCTGATACGAACTATTTAGTAAGCGTTGACGGTGTGGCTGATTTAGATAATTTAACATTAGCTGATAACGCATCTCTTCAGGCTTATTTACCAGCCACTGTCAATAGTCAAGATCAGATCTATATTCCAATTAACTCTCCAGCTCAAGAAGACGATAGAGTAAGAACTATTCCATCTCTTTCTAATGATAAACTTACTAAGATTTCAAAAGTAGACTGGCTTTTGGATGACAATGGTGATATTGCAATTAATAACGTAGGTGACTTTAGATTAGCTAATGGATTAAATAACCTAGTGCAAGCTCTTAAACTTAAGATATCTGTTAAAAAAGATAGCCTACTAAGACATCCAGATTTCGGATTAGGACTGTCTGCAGGTATGTCAAAAGCCGATGTAAGTTCTAGTCAAATATTTGATGATTTAAGTCGTATTGTAACTGCAGATAGTCGTTTTTCAAGAATTGAGAGATTGGATATTACAGTTAATGGACCTACTGTAACTATAGATATGGCGGTTTCGGTAGCAAATAATTCAGGCATAATACCTATATCTTTCAATGTTTAATGGTATAATAAAGTAACAGGAATATCATATGAGTTCACCAACACCTAAGTCGTACGAACAAATTCTATCTGAGATGATCAGTACGTATATTACCAAAACAGGTATTAACGATCTTAATACAGGTTCGGCAGTTCTATCATTTTTTGAAACAGTGGCTCAATCTGTATCTAGAGCTTCTGGAGATACGTTTTCAATCTTAAGAGACTACAGCGTAGATCGTGCAGTAGGAGAAGCTCTTAAACGTATTGCAGCAGAAGAGAACGTGGCTGTTGAGCCAGCTCGTGTCGCTACAGGTGTAGTAACTATTACAGATTCAAGTTTCAATAAAATCTCTAGTAAAATCTATGCAGGATCGAATCCACCTAACGTTGGATCGACTATTATAAAAGTTTCAGACGCTTCTGAATTTACACCTACAGGTCAACTTTACCTCGGTCGTGGAACGCCTAATATTGAAGGTCCACTTTCGTATCTATCGGTAACTCCAGTTGGCGGATATTATGAAATACTATTATCTGTTCCTACTGCTAAGTTTCACAATATTTCAGAATCGGTAATTTTAGCTCAAGGTGGAGTTCGTAATATTCCATCTGGAACTTCTGTAAGAGCACCTTCTGCAGGTGGAGCACCCGATATCGTTTTTACAACGACTCAATCAGCTATTATCTTAGACGGCGAAAACTCTATAGATGGGGTTGCAGTAGCGGCTCAGGAACCGGGGACCGAAGGTAACGCACCCTCTTCATCTATTAAACAATTCGACTCAGATCCTTTTACTGGATCTACAGTAACTAACTCACTTCCTTTTACAACAGGTAAGAACGAAGACACAGACGATGAAATCAGAGCTAAGATTAAAAGAGCTAGAATTTCTCGTGGACTCGGTACTTCAATAGCCGTTAAGAATTCAGTTCTAGGTGCTCAAGCTCCTGACGAAAATGCTCGCATTATTTCAGATGAGATTTTTGCTGATGCAAACTCTGCAACTCTTTATATTGACGATGGTCAAGGATATGAAGAAAAAACTAAAGGAGTCGGTCTTGAGTTTATCGTAGACTCGGCTTTAGGCGGAGAGACTCACTTTAAACTAGCTACAGGCGGATCTCAAACCTCTGTTTCTCAGGCTTTTTTAGAGTCTTCTAATTCAGAACCTTTCAGTATCTACCCTAATAATAGGCTTTCTATATTGGTTGGCGGAGTTTTAAACGAACATGTTTTTGCTAGCGGTGATTTCAGATCAGACGGCTACGCTACAGCTTTCGAACTAGCAGCTTCTATCAATGCTAATCCAGATCTTGATTTTGTAGCCAGAACTGCAGGTAACGGAACAAGAGTAGTTATTAATGCAAAAACAGAAGATAATGAATATCTTCAAATTACAACTCCTACTATTGGAGACGACGCAGGTGTAGCTCTTAACTTTACAAGTAATGAAGTTCAAACATTGAGACTTTATAAAAATAGAAAGCCACTTTCTAGAAATGGAAACACAGCTCAGATTGAATCCTCTACTCAGGCAGAATGGGCTAATACTATTTCTACTGGTGATACTCTAATTTTACGAGTTGATTCTACAAGTTTTATCACATATACTATTACAAGCTCTGATTTTATCGACGAAGGAACATACCCTTCTGTTTCTAAGTCTAATAGTTTACAATCTTGGGTTAATGTTTTTAACAACAAACTTATAGGTATTACAGCTTCTGTTAACGGATCTAGAATTGTACTTGAATCTAATAGAGATACGAGTTCTAAAGCTAAGCTTGAAATAGACATAGCGTCTACTCTGGTTTCTAAAGGAATGTTTACTGCAGTTTTAGGACTTACATCTACAGGAGCTGCTGCTGATTTTACACTTTCTAGAAACACAGCTCAATTTAAACTTTTATCACCTCTTACTGCTGGCGATAGTTTAACTGCTGGTACTGAATTTAGTAAAGCTGAAATCCAATCAAATCCGATATTAGGAGGTGGTGTTAGCTTTTCTTCTGATGCGGATCTGTGGTTTTTGATAGATCAGCCAGACGCTGAAATTATTAATTCAGGAGTGACTTCAGATACTTTTATTACCGTTTCTAAACCTAGCGTTAACATAGTTAGATACGCATCTACAGTAGCTACCGCTTTTAATAATGTTAATATAGGTGATTATTTCATCTTTTGGTCTGCCGAATTAAATCCAAACAATAGACTAGAAGGTAGAGTTAATGCTAAAACAGCTACTACGTTTGACGTTAAAGTAACGCCAGTAGAATATGCTGCAACAGTACCTCAAGTTCTAGTTCAGTTTAAAGAAGGTATTGTTTTTATCAGAACGGATAAGTCACCTCAGAAAATTAAGTTCACAGCAGGAACTTATAATATCAATACAATCTCTTCTAATTTATCGAGTAATATTATCGGAGTTTCAGCAAGCGTTATAAATGATGAGATAATTGTAATAACTGCAGACACTATAGATACATACGGTATCGTACATCTAATTACTTTTAATGATTCAGCTAAGTCACTTAACCTAACTCTAGATACTAGATCTTATTCTATCGAATCTCTATATGCTTTTTACGAATCTCAAAATAAAGAAGGGTATTTTCCTTCTTTCATTCATTCTAGTATTACAAATAATCAACAAGCAGATACTCCCGTAACGACTATTCCAAGTTTCGCTTCAGCCGTTTCTCTAGCCTCTAACGACGACTATGTAAACGGAATGGTCGGTTTCTTACATCCGTATTTAACTTCTGGTATTAAAGTAAACGATGCACAACCCGTTAGACAACTTGTCCAAGCTGATTCATATTCTGGGTTAACAGTTAATATCTCTCCTAGTCAGTTCGTAAGAAGATTAAGATCTGCAGATAGATATTACCTAGCTAATCCATTAAATTTTGCTTTTAATGATTCTGCAGTTGTTGTACTAGATAATGACGCTTCAAATAAAACCTTCCCAATTCCTTTCTATAGAAAAGCATCTCCTAATAATACTATGCCTGTAAACTCTAATCAGTTTAGAGCGTATGATATAGATTCAGGTGCTACTACTCAATTTTCAACTTTCTTTGGATCTAGTTTTGACTTTAAAAACTATAAAGTCCTAATGAAAGCTAGAAACGTCATAGATCCTTCAGGTTCTGTAAATGAAGACGCCGTGTTATTTAGATCTACGTCTTGGGGTTCTTCTGGTAATTTATGTAAAATCGGTTACGGATATCCAACTTCAGCAAACCAGCCTATATCTCACGTAATATCTATTTCAGATAACGTATATATTAAAATAAATATTAAGTCTGGAAACGCCGTTACAAATCAAATCGATGGAACAACTGAATGGAACGTTACGGTTACTCCTAATACTCCAGTAGCTGGAGTTGATGAAGTAACTTATACTTGGAGCGGAGTAGGTACAAATCCAAACATGGTATCTCTTGTTTCGGGCGACTATGTTACCATCAATACTAATGGAGGATTCTCCTTTGCAAACGTCGGGACTTTTCAAGTTATATCTTCTACTTCTAGTAGTTTTACTGTCCATCGTCCTAATGGAGTTGCCACAGCAGAAATAAATATTGGAACTTTAGTTACCAACACTATTTCTCTTTATAATAGTAGTGCCACTACAGCTCAGGAAATTGTAGCGTATATTACTTCTGATATTTCAGATTTCTTAACAGCCGAACTTATTAACGATAGCGGTCTTACTGGAGCTGGAACGATTTCTTTCTCTACCTATGAAGATACAGATTATGTAAACGAATACGTATCTTTAGTCGATGGAATTAACTGGATTGCTAGTTCTAACTTATCTGCTATAGCTCCTAATCCACAGTTTACTTTTAAATCTCCTCTATCACTTCCTAGTTTTAGTACAAACACAGCAAATGCTTATACTTTTAATTCTGGCGAAGAGATTAGATTTATCCCTACAACATACAAACAGGTTTCTGAATTAATCTCTGTTTTAGCTGTTTCTGGATTTACAACTTTAGGTAGTGTCAGTCTTTCAAACAGAGAATCTAAACTACAACTTTCAAGTCAAGTGTTAGGTTCTGGCGGAGCCGTACAAGTAACTGGTGGATCAGCAAACGAAGCTGCAGCATTAGTTATTAATCAATCTATCCCTATTGCAAACAATACGCTTCTTCAAATTACTATTCCTAGATCATCTTCTGGAGGATTCCAAGGCGGTCAGTGGATTAGTCTTTCAGCGGCTGAACTACAGAAGAAACACACAGATATTACAGACTTAACCAGTGTAACTACTCATCCTAATACTGTAATTCCAAACGGAACTGTTATAGAGCTTGGTAATAAACAACCAGACCAGACTTTTTTCGGACAACCTAGATCTGCTTTTAAGGATCTTTCAAGAGCTTTCCACGTAGAAAAACATGGAGATCTTGTTTGTATTAGCTGGGATGGAACTACAGGTTCTAATCCTTTATTTAATAAAACAGTTGAAATAAATTCAGATTCTGGTAACATACAAGTAGATTGGGATGGAACAAATTCATTAACTAATTATATTGTAACTTCAGGCGTTAGAAATTTTTCAGAGGTACAAGTTGGAGACTTATTTACGATTCAAAACCTTACTGACGTCGGCAACAACGGAACTTTCAAAGTCGTTGGAATATCTGAAGACAAAAAAACCATCGCGACAGACAATTTTGAAGGTATCGACGCTACTTCTGCTTCCGTCGCCAGTGGTGATCTTATTATTACTACTGAAGTACAGGAAAACGACACAGTCGAAATTGTCGGACCATTCGCAAGTCTCAACCAAGGAAAATTTAGATTAATTAGAAAATATGCAAATAGTTTCTATATTGACAATCCTTCAGCAGTAGAAGAAAGAATAGTAGTTTCTGAAAGTTTAAGATCTCTAGGATTTAACGTAACGACACAGTTTGACGTTAAGATCAATGGAGATATGAGAATTGAATGGAATGGAACTGGAGTTCAACCTACGTTTGAAAACGCTAAGCTTGGAGATACACTAATCGTTGGGACAGCTTTTAATGCTGCAAACCAAGGTCAGTTTATGGTAACTAAATCCAACAAAGCTGAAACTGGTAAGTTTACAATACAGTGTCCTTCTGGATCTCAAATTGCAGGTGGAACTAGATTCGAATGGGATCTTCCAAATAGTGGAACTTCTTATTATAACTGGTTCGATTTAAACAACACATCTTCAGATCCTGCCATTTTCGGTAAGACTGGAGTTGAACATAACTATACAGGAATTGAATCTGCAGACGCAATAGCTATTATAGTAGCCGCTGATCTAAATCTAATTTCTGGAATTTCAGCTACTGTAAACGGAAGTATCGTAACGGTAGCTTTCGATGATTTCGGTCCAGCTACAAACGCTGTAAATATCGACGTTAACGAATTAACTATTACAATTATAGAGCAGGGATCTAAATCTTACGTTGAGTGTGCTAATGCTAAAGCTACCGTACAGTCTGGAATATCGGTAAATGGAGTTGGCGGTAACGTTCTTAAATCCCACATTACTTCTATGGTTTTCTCTCCTTACGAAAATACTAGATCTGGAGATTCTTTTGTTATCTCTAGCTCGGTTCTTGGAGATAGTAATCAAGGATCTTATTCCGTTCAAGAAGTGTTAGATAGAAGACGTATTCTAATTTCAAATCTTCTAGTAGTTAAAACCGAAGTTTCATTATCTGGAAACTCTGTTCAGATTTATGTCCAAGAAGGCTCTCTTTATACTGGATATAAGAAAATTGAATACACAGTGGTAGATCCTTCAAATTCAGATAATTTATTAATTGTAACGGATTCTATCAGTCAGTTTGAAAAAATTAACTCTATTGGATCGATCACTGTTGAAGGAGTAGGTAAATTAAGCTTTCCTACTTTAATTAAAAAAGGTCTGGATTCTTATAGATACCATACAGGTTTAATTGCTCAAGCTAATAAAATCGTTTACGGAGATCCTAGAGATAGTGTGACATTCCCCGGCGTAGCAGCGGCAGGAGCTGAGATCTACATTAAACCACCTCTATTTAAGAGAATTAAGGTTTCTATTAATGTTAGAGTTAGAACAGGGATTCCTTTCAGTCGCGTAGCTGAACAAGTCAGAAACAACGTAGCAGCTTTAATTAACTCAACTAAGATCGGAGAAGCAATAGCAATTTCCGATATCGTAGCGGCGGTTAATATAATTCCGGGTGTTTTTGCCGTATCTATTAGCTCTCCAGCATATGATGCTAATAACGATATTATAACAGTTAATGCAATTGAAAAACCTAGAGTGATTGATATTATTAACGATATTTCAGTTTCTAAAATAGAGTAAAATATGTCAGATCAAGATAAAGAATATAAAAGACTTAGATCTTATTTAAATCCTGCAATTCGCGGTAAAAATACTGACGCTTTATTACACGCTTTATCTCAAGGTTCTCTTCACTTAATCAACAACGTAGAAGCTGTAAACGACAGTCTTTATATTGTTAAAGCAGAAGATAAATATCTCGATTCAAGACTTGCAGATAGAGATATCGTAAGACCAGACAGCGTAGGTCTTTCTGATGAAGTATTTAGAAAACTAGGTATTCAAGTTGTTAACCGTAAGCAAGTTAGAGATTTGATTCTTCAGATTCTAGAAGTAGTATATGGAGAGGAACTTACAAGAGCTTCAGTTGCGTCTACCAATGTAGAACCATATCAATTATTTGACGGAGATAGTTTAAAGATAGGTTTTGATGATGAATCTGAATTAGAAATAATTTTCGAATCATCTGATTTCACCAATATTAACACCGCTACGGCACAAGAAGTTGCAGATACAATTACTAAGCAAATTAGAAAGCTCGGTAGACGTGGAGCGGCTTTTGTTAAAGATGACGGTCTAGGACCATATGTATTGTTAATATCTGGAACTTCTGGTCCGTCTTCTGCTATAAGAGTCTATGGAGGAAAGTCCAATAACGTACTTAAATTCCCAGCCATTAGACCGACAACTGGTCAACCTCTTACTCAATGGACAATGTCTCTAGAAGCTGGCGGAGTAGTTAGAGCTACTTGGTCTGGAGGAACAAACCCTTCTGTCGGTAAAGTTAGAACTAATGATTATGTTAATATTTACGGAACTGGTTTTAATGTTAACAATAGAGGAACCTTTACCGTAACCAAAGTTAAAGGTGGATTAGTTGGAGATGCATATGTAGAGTTTGCTAATCCAAACGGAGTTTCCGAAATAGTAAACCAAGGCTCTATTGATGGAATGCTTTTTTTCAATCCAGCTCGTAAAACTCTTTCTAGTAACTTCACTTTCGCTACAGCGTATCAAACTGAAGAAAGACTGCTTGAAATTTTCCTTCCAGCCGTAACTAAAGTAGTTAAGAGAGATAGAATTGGGGCGTCTTATATTATAGATTCTGGACCGTCAACTGTTGATGAATACGGTCCATATCTTTGGGATATTTCAAAAGGTTATTTGATCGGAGAGGAAGAGTGTAACACTACTCAGAAAGTCGATGCTAATTTAGGGCTTGTTCTTAGTGTAGACAATTCAACTACAATACCAGATAATACAGGGTATTTAATATTTGATTTTGGCGGTCCTAAAGAAGAAGGTCCAGTTCCTTATATTGGAAGACCGTCGTCTAATAGCTTACTTATTTCTCCATCATATAAATTTAAATACGTCCACAATATCGGAACTAATATCTCTTTAGTTTCTAAGTTTTCAACATATGATCCAGCTTCTGACGGTAGTGACTTTCCAGTGTTTTTAACAGACGTAGTGAGCGGTAGAATTTATGCTCGCGATTTAATCAATCTGGTGGCAGCTACGGGTATTACAGTTGTAATGACAGTGTTATATCCAAGTTCAGAAGGTCTTTCTAAATGGGGAACTGAATCTGACGATAAAACTTATGTATGGGGTCCAGATTTTGGACAAAGTGAAGAATAATGGCACAATCAATGGTATTAGCAGGATCTCAAGTTAAGGTGTATATCGGTGGGAATGTTTATTCTGCCGTTCAGTCAGTTAGTTATGTAATTGATTTAGGTCAAGAATCTATCTATGGAGTTGATAGCTATCTTCCTCAGGAAATCAGAACTACAAGAGTGTCTGTTCAAGGGACTATCCAAGCTGTTTATGTTGGAGCTACTGGCGGTCCTCAAGGTGCAGACGCAAGAGCTAAGATAAATGAAGTTCTTTATCAGCCATATGTAGCTCTTAGAATTAAAGACGTTAAAAACGGTGAAGATCTATTATTCTTACCACAGTGTATGTTTTCTCAAGAATCTATGTCAATCTCGGCTAAAGGTACTGTAAAAGTAAGCTTGTCGTTTAAAGGAATTATTCCTTATACAGGATTCGATCTTCGTTAACCTTCTTCGTATCCGCATTTGTCGCATTTAAAATAGAAACTTGTGAGAAGCCATTTTTTGTTCATATTATGTGAACACGGAAGCTTATAGCTACCTAGCGGTTGACCTTCACATTTTTTCCAATTTTTATCAAAAGCAGCTCTTACTTTATCTACTTCTTCATCGGAGATATTATTTAAAGAATGGCATATACTAGATAGATCGATTTTAGCACATGGATTGAAAGTCCCAAAATCATCGTCTTCGTCATCGGACATTGTAATTATAGGGGTTCTCCAAGAAGACGTTCCTTCTAGGTAAGACCAATGACTTTCAAAACTTCCTATCCACTTAGGAGTTTCATCATTCTTCATATTGCCTTGAATATTGCAGATTAAATACCTTAAAGCGTCTGTGTAGTGTTTATCGTTATTTGACATAAATTACAATAGCCTTTTTAGAGTTGGAAGTTTCTTTACAAGGTCTACCAGCTACTTTTTTAAGCTCATGATCTACACGTTCTTTTGCCAGTATGATGTTAAAATCCTTCACACTAAAACTCCAAGGCTGCTCTAATTGATCACCTAAGTCTATGTAAATATTAGCTTCTGGATCGTGTTTGTTTAAAATAGCTATTAGTTCTCTTACATTCATAATATGATTATACCACATCTTGAATTTAGATCAACTAAAAAGTAATCTTTAAACTATCTTAGACTATTTTCTTAATTAAATCCCATCATTTATAGTATAATATCCTTATAGGAAATACCATGGCAGTTCGTCGGAAACAAAATTTTTTAAATCAACAACGCTTAAACGTACCAGATATCAAGGCTTTAGAGTCTGCAGCATCAAATGATTTTGATGAACTCTTAAAAGGTCTCGTAACTGGTCAAGGTAAATCATATTTCATCAATGGTTTTGAGTTAAATATGACAGGAGCCGTAGGCTCTTCTGCTACGGGATTACAAGTACTTGTAGCTGACTCAGCAGTATTACACGGCAACTCATTAGAATCAGGTACTTTCTATACAGTTCCAGTTGGAACAGCTAATGAAACATTAAACTCAAATACTAATACTAGAGTTTCAGGTTCATTTGTCCCCGGCGCTCTAAACTATGTTGGTTTAGAATACGAAAGAGTTATTGACCCTACAACTACCAGTCAGGCATATTTCTGGAATCCATCGAGTAAATCAGAATTAACGAAAACTGTTCCAGCCGCCATTATCCTTAAATATAAATTCATCATCACGTCTTCTATTTGGGCATTAAACGTACTTCCGCTAGCTGTTATTGAAACAGACGCCGCCAATAACGTTCTTTCGGTCGAAGATCACAGACCTCTATTAAACAGGCTTGGTACTGCAGGATCTGCGACTCCAGACCCTACATATGTTTATCCATGGACGAACCACGCTGAAGGTCGTTCTGAAAACTTCTGGAAGAGTACTTCTTCAACATCTCCTTTCCGAGGCGGTGATAAGCAAATTAAAAATGAAAAGGAATGGAAAGACGCCGTAATGTCTATGATTAAGGAGATCAAAGGCACTCCTTATTGGTATGATATTAATGCTGGTGGATCTATTGTTAAGTTAAGACTAGATCTTGCTAATACAATGATGACTGGTAATGGATCTATTTTCCATTCTAGTTCTATAGGTGGTAGATTAAATTGGGATTCGGATATTCTCTTTAATACTATTGCATCTAGAATTAGCTATAAACTATTAGCTAACTCTGTTTCTACTCATGTTACTCTTTCTGATAATCAAGTAGCATATATTAAACTTATTCGTGGAGTAAATATTATTCCAAGTTTGATTTATGTTAACGCATCTAGCGTTGTAGTTTCAGTCGGAGCTGTATCTTGGACAACTAACGTAATCGCTGGCGATTATATTAAACTAGCTTCTGATCTAGATACTCGTTATTTCAAAATCCTATCAGTAGACTCTGCATCTCAAGTTACATTAACAGAAGTCTATCCTTATGCTTCTACAGGTTCGGGCGGAGCACAGTCTCAATACGCTTGGGGAACCTATCAAACAAATGCAGCTCCTAGTACCGATCGTCATGTAAAAATCGCAACTAGAGAGTCAGTTCCTTTTAACGAAGATATTCTTTGGTTGTTCTTGCGTCAAGATAATGGCGGAAGCTTAGCTCGTGTTTATATTCGCGGTGCTGCTGGTGGAGAGCTTGAGCAAGGTGAAGATAGAGAGATTTCAGATAATCAAAGTAGTGATGTTTTAACATATATTGGTTCACCTGCCGAACATATAGACAGTCCTGACTATACAAACGCTAATGGAACTGGAGTTGCAGAAGCAACTACATTTACATATCCTGCAGCAGCTTCTATTACTTCAGGACAAGCACATACTTTAAACGCTTCTAATGATTCTTCAGAATACTATGTTTGGTTTAATAAAGACGGACTAGGCGGAGATCCTTTAATTGGTGGTAAGTTTTCTATTGAAGTAGCTATTGTTACAGGTAACACAGCTACTCAAAACGCTACGGCAGCGGCTGTAGCGATTAATGCTATTAGTGATTTCTCTGTTGTAGATAATTTAAATGGAACTATTGTTGTAACTAATAATTTAGTTGGAACAACTACTGATGCAGCTAACGTAAATATCGGTGGAGCTTTCTCTGCAGTAGTTAATACTCAAGGTGCTGGTTCTCCAAACCATATCGTAGCAGACGGTGAAAATTTAACTAGATCTATTAAACGCCTAGATGACG